ATGAAAAATTTATTTTTATGTTCATATTTTTCAGGAGTAAAAGATACATTTAAGGATTTTATGAATAATGATACCAAAGGAAAGAAAGTTTTATTTATCCCCACTGCTAATATAGATGAGGAAACTAAATTTTTAGTTGATGAAGCAAAAGAAGTATTTAAAAGTCTAGGAATGGAAGTAGAAAATTTAGAAATTTCAAAATTAGATGAAAAAACTATCAAGAATAAAATAGAGAAGGCTAATTATTTATATATTGGTGGAGGAAATACATTCTATTTACTACAAGAATTAAAAAGAAAAAATTTAATTGATTTTATAAAAAATAGAGTAAATTTTGGAATGACTTATATTGGAGAATCAGCAGGGGCAATAATTACCTCCAAAGATATAGAATATAATGATTTAATGGATGATAAAACTATTGCAAAAGATTTAAAAGAATATTTGGGATTAAATTTAGTTGATTTCTATATAGTTCCTCACTTAAATGAATTTCCCTTTGAAGAAAGTGCGAAGCAAACAGTTGAAAAATATAAGGATAAATTAAATATTATTGCAATAAATAATAGTCAAGCTATTATTGTAAAAAATGAAAAATTTGAAATAAGGTAAACAAAAAAATTTGATAGTAAAAATTTTATTTTATTAATAATATTTGAAATAATAAGAAAAAAATTTTTATGATTTTCAAGAAATTTTTTAATAAAAAATCTATATATATCAATATAATTTTATAAAATAATAAAATTTAAAAAAATACTTTAAAAAAAATTTTATTAAAAAATCAAAAAAGTTGTTGACAAAATAATTAAATAATGTTATATTTATCTTGTATCGTTTCCTTAATTATAGTTTAATTTCTACAAAAAAGCCCGAACTTGCAAAAAGTTGAGGGCTTTTTTGTTGGGGAAGGATATTTTTGTTTCCATTTTGTTACCATTTAATTTAATCTAATTTTAGCTAAGTTAATTTTAATGATTTTTAGATGTTATTTTATTTCATCAACTACCTTCTTTAATTTTTTGATTTCTTTGTGAATATAAACATCTGATGTAGTCTTATAATTTGAGTGACCAATGATTTTAATGATGGCATCTTTGTCAGCCACGTTATCAGATAATAAGCTCGCAAATGTATGCCTAGTATCATGTAAACTGTGATATGATAATCCTAGATCCCTAAACAATATCCTGAAATGATTATCAAAAGAATCATAATCATATTCAAGCCCATCTAATCTTTGCCATAAATATTTATCTTTACTGAAATATCTAGCTCTAAATAAATCTAAAATTTTATCTGCGATAGGAACTTTTCTGACTCCAGCTTTACTCTTAGATTTTTCTACTTCAAAATAATATTCATTTAAATATACATCTTTTCTTTTTACTCTTAATAACTCACTTATTCTAAGTCCTGTATAACACAGAATCAAAACCATATCTATTATTCCATGTTTGTTAGTTTCATTATTGCTTATATTATCCCATAAAATTTGTAATTCTTCTTGAGTAATAACTCTTTCTCTATCACTTGTCTTATTACCTTTTTCAACAGTCTTAGTTTTTAAATACTTAGCATAATTCTTGCTGCACATATCATTTAATATTGCGAAATCAAATATCATACTCCAGAAGCTTTTTAAAACTCTCAAAGTGCTATTGGTTAGATCTAAACTATAAAATATATCCTGAAGCAAAATACCATTAATCTCTTTCATTTCCATTTTATGTAGTTTTTTACTTCTTTTAAATTGTGTTTCATAATTACTTAAAGTACCTTTGTTTACATCTTTATCTTTGAGCCATAATTTATATACTTGCTCAAAAGTTATACTTTTCTCTTTTTTCTTATGTATTTTTATATCAGTCTTTTTTAGCATATCTAAGTTATTTGTAAAATATGCTATTCGGTATATCTCTGCTTCTTTCTTAGTTTCAAATACACCCAGAGCCAACCTTTCAAATTTTCCTGTTTCTTCATTAAATCTTTTATTATCTCTCAAAAGCCATGGCTTTCTTCTTTTTCCAGATAATTTTGAAACAGTTCCCATTCCATTTGCTGCTCTCATAAAAAAATCACACTCCTTTTAATTTGACGTACTTTAAGAGAGTGTGTTATAATCTAATTACGAAACAAAAGAGAACACACTCTTTTAGCCCCTATAGTGATACTGCGAATATCGCTGCAGGGGTATTTTTTTATTTAAAATTTAAGTAATTGCACCAAACATAATTAATGATTTTCTGGATCTCATCATTATTATCACAGTCTTTATATTTAGCTTGTAAAAATATAGTGGCAAATAAATTTGCTTGTGTTTCTTCTCTTGAGCCTTTAAAAGCTTCAATCTTACTAAATTGTCTTATAGAATCATCAATAATTCCTTTATCTTTTATTAAATTGTATATATTACCATATTCTTTACGAAGTTTTAGAGCAGTATTTATTATAGACTTTGTAGTCATTGCACATCACTTCTTCCTTTGCGAAATTAATACTTCTGCATAAGCTGTTGCTAGAGTTTCTTTATCTTCATCAGAAATATCGTTCCCTTCATTCATAAACATAACAGTAGACATATTTTTAAATTTTTCTAATTTTGCTAATTCTTCATCTGTTAATTTAGAAAAAATATTATTTTCTTTTTCTTGTGATTTATCTTCTTCCCAGTCATATTTTAAACCAGCTTGGTATCTATTTTTAATATCACTTCTTCCCATTAAGTAATCCATATCAACATTAAAATAATCACATATTTCTTGTAAAGTATTTGGTCTAGGAATTCTTTGACCTTGTTCCCACATACTAATAGTACTTATTCCAACATCAAAAATTTTAGCCATTTGACTTTGAGTTAAAGAATTTTCTATTCTAAGATCTAAAATTCTATCTTTAATTTCAGCCATTAATATCACCTCTTAAAATAATTATACACCATTCGTGGAAAAAATCAAGAAAATTTTTTCACGAAAAGTGTTGACAAAAATTTTAAGATATGATAACATTAATTTGTTCACAAAAAGTGAAATAAAAAAAAGGAGGTGATTTTATGACTATAGGTGAGAAATTAAAAAAACTTAGAGGTAATAAAAGACAAACAGAAATAGCAAAAGAACTAGGAATTTTACCTTCAGCTTACTCTAATTATGAGAATGATTATAGAATTCCAAATGATGAAACAAAGAAAAAAATAGCCGACTATTATAAAAAAACAGTAGATGAAATATTTTTTTAAATAAAAATTTCACTTTAAGTGAAAAAGAAAGGAGGAGTATGGAAGAAATAGTAGAAATTATTAATAAAAAATTTATAACTGAGAATCAAAAAATCAAAAAAATAACTATTCTTCTTGATGTTTATGACGAGAAGACTGAATTAGTTCATGGTATTCTAATAACTTTACCTTCACAGAATAATTCTTTCTTGGAGTTACTAAAACAAGTTTAAAAGAAGGATTAGTATTATTAAAAAAAGGAAGACGAAAACTAACATATTGAGAATCAAAAGGTTCAATTCTTAATGGAATAGTGGCAATATTTTCAGGAGATAGAGAGGTAAAGGTTTTAGAATTTTCTTCTTCACTAATCATTATTTGAGGAACTTTAAATTTTAAGTCGTTGTAATGTTTATTTTTGGGTGAATTATCTACATAAACTTCATCGATAGTTATGGGATGAGCAGAAGAATTACTGATTTTAACTGAGATAACTGCTATTTTAGTAGTGTTAAATGCAAGATTTGGAATATCTTTAGAATTTATTATATAAGAATTTCTTAATGGCTTAATAATTAATTTTGGCAAATAAAATTTGTAATTAAAGAAATCAATAGCTAAAGCTAATGAACCTGTTATAACACCAACAATACTCAATATTAGTTCTAGTTTCATGATAGTTTTCCTTTCTAAAAATATTTTATAAAATTATATCTTTTTATTAGGAGAAAATCAAGAAACAAAAAAGAAAGGAAGAAAAAATGCTAAATAACAAAATTTTAGAAAAGTATTGGTGTAGAAATGAATTAAAAGGACTGAGTTTAAAAAGGGCATTAGCTATTATTCAAATTTTAGAGTTATGGGAGGGAGAAAATGTTTGAATACAAAGAAGCATCAGTAAAAGACATTCTTAAATATAAAGTGAAATGGTTAATCAACACACTTTATAAACTATATGGAAAGTACATTGAATTATACGATTTTGAAGATTTATTTTAAATAAGGAGGTGTAAAATGGCAAAGTTTGAAGTTATGAAAGTTGGGATTTTTAAAGGGGCTAGTTATGTAATTACTCATACAGATGATGGCTTATACAATTGGTACTGTGGGTATGTAGAAGTACCAAAAAATCATATTTACTACGAGCAACATTATGATGATATTAATGATATAGATTGTCATGGTGGATTAACTTATAGCGGATATAGATTCAAAGATTATAAAGATAATGCTTACTACATTAGGTTTGATACAAACCATTTCGATAGTGAACCAGCAAACAATTTAACATTCGTAGAAAACGAATGCTTGAACATAATCGATCAATTAATCAAATTAAATAATTAAAAGGAGGTAAAAATGGCAAATTACAAAATAACAGTAGATGAAGCAGTAGCCCTATCAGATGGCGAATTAAACAAAGATGATGTTTACAGTTTAATAAGAGCAAATGAAGTTCCAGGTTGCATCTACAAAAAGAAAAATGAAGAGAATGAAAGAGGAGCTTACTTAATTATAAAAGCTCATTGGCTAAATTTCTTAGCTGGAAAAAGCTATAAAAAAGAAAAAACATCTGAACCAGGCGACCAAACCAAATCAGATGTTTAAGAGAAAATATCTAGGTAATATTTCACCTAGATTATACATTAAAAAATTTAAGATTTCAAGGAGAAAAATATGATAACAATAAATTTACTTGAGTGTGTACAAAGTGAATTAAAAAACAATGGTAGATGCTATGCAGATATAAAAGAAGTATTCATATCGGGTAAATATGATATTGGTCCAGAAAAGTTCTATAAGTTTGCAGCAGTAACAAACTTTAATCCTACTACAGAGATATTGGATACAGGCTTATATATAAAAGGAGACGATTTTATTATAGATGTGAGATTGGTTAGAGGGTATGTTTCACTTTTAAATTTCATAGACTTGAGAGTACCAAAGGAAAAAAAAGATGTGCCTAATTTCTTTTCTCATAGATATGGGGAGTATGTAGGTGATTAAGTGTGGGAATAAAAGTTAATCAATTTTATGATAATGTAGACTGCCCTCGTGAGTTTGTTTGTGCTCATTGTGGAGTTCACGTTCATGTTACTGATTTTAAAGATAAAAGAGTTAAGTATTGTTCAGCTGTATGCGAGAAGCAATACTGGAGAGAAAAATCTAAACAGAATGCAGCATACAAAAAAAGAAGTCGTGAAAAAGTCCTTGGACTTAGAAATTACAGCGCAAAAGGTATGGCAATTAAGTTATATAGAGAGAAGAAAGAAGCTGAAGAAATGGAATGGAAGGAGAGAAAAGAATGAATACATTAAGCGATCTAAACTCAAAATTATTTGAACAAATGTGTAAATTAAGTAAAGATGATATAAGCTCTGAAGATTTAGAAAAAGAAATAGCTAGAAGCGACTCTATGATAAAAATAGCAACAGTAATTATAAATAATGGAGAACTAGCATTAAAAGCTGCAAAGTTCAAGGATGATATGTTAAATGCTGACAATAAACTACCAAAAATGTTAGAGGGATAGATTATGAAAAAATACACTGATGAAATGATTGAGTTCTTGAAAGAAGTTACTCCAGGGAAAACATATAAAGAAATAACAGAGCTTTTCAACAAAAAATTTAATTTAGGTGTAACTACAGGAATAATAAAAAGCCTTCTTAGTAGAAAGAAAATTCATACTGGAACAGGAGGTTGCCTTTATAAAAAAGGATCTATCCCGTGGAATAAGGGGAAGAAGGGGTATATGGGAGCTAACAAAACTTCTTTCAAAAAAGGTAATAGGCCAAAGAATTGGAAACTAATTGGAAGTGAAAGAATTGATATAGATGGTTATACCCTTATAAAAATAGCAGAACCAAAAAAATGGGCTTTAAAACATAGAATAATTTGGGAAGAATTCCATAAAAAGAAGGTTCCAAGAGGCTCTGTGATTATCTTTGCGGATGGAGATAAAACTAATTTTAATATTGAAAACTTGATATGCGTAAGCAGAAAGGAATTAAGAGTGCTCAATAAGTGTAGTTTGATAAAAAATGAGGCTGAGTTAACTAAGACTGGATTAAATATAGCTAAAATAAGAATTAAATTGGCTGAATTAAAGAAGGAGAAGAAATGAATATAACTGAATACAATTCTAAAAATGGAGGAAAGCAAGTTCTAGTTTTAAGAAAAGATGACATAAAAACGTTAAATCACTTCGCTAGTATTGCAAAATCTGGAGAACTTAAAGGCTTGATAGTTGCTGGAAAGTGTGCTGGATTTACTGATACATATAGACTAGCAACAGTAAAAGACTCACATGAAGAGTTACCTGGGTCAGACACTATCCGTATATACGACATACTAGACGACTTAAAAAAGGCTAACTCGATAGCTGTACTTAAAGATGGAAAAATCGCAGTTCAGGTAGAAATGGAAGTTACTGAATATGAACCTATGAAGGATATAAAAGTTCCTGACATATCTAAAGTAGTTGAAGACTTAGAGTATGAGAGTTATTCTGAGGCATATCCAACTATTAATTTTTCTGAAAATATAGTCTGGAAGATGTTAAAAACTCTAGCTGGCCAAGAGCGTTACAAAAAATACTTTAAGTTTGAAAATGGAAGAGTAACTGTTGAAGCTTATCCAAATGAGGATTCTAAGTTAGTTTTAGAAATATTGGAGCTAGTGAATGATAGAACAAGTTTAGTAACTGATTTAGACTGTAAATACTTAGACTTGTGGTTCAAATGGACTAAAAATAGTAAGTTTGATTTAGCAACAGGAAAAAATAGTAATTGTGCTGTTAAGTTTAGTAAAGACAGTGTTGACTATATCGTTATGCCTTTAACGATGATTAGATAAGGAGAGAAGTTAGAGTATGTTTACATTACCAAAGAAAAGAGAAAAGAGAGTTGCAGGAAGAACTACAGAAGTTATAAGAGTTAGAAATTCTACTCTTGAATATGTTGATGAAATGGTTGAAGAAAGTGGCTTATCAAGACAAGAAATTATAGATAGAGCAGTTAGATATGCTTATGATGATTTAGAATGGGAGGAAGAATAATGAAATTATATGAAATAACAAGTGAAATGAGAGCTTTAGATGAATTGTTTTTAAGTTGCATAGATGAAGAAACTGGAGAAGTTAAAGATGATGGTGTGATTGATATTTTAGAACAAGAATTAAAATTACAATTGCAAACAAAAGGAGCAGGAATAATCAAATCTTTTAAAAACTCTGAAGCAATGTTAAATGGAGTTGATGAAGAAATAAAAAGACTTCAAGCTTTAAAAAAATCTATTTCTAATCAAATAAATAGTAGAAAAGAATACATAGTTAGAAATATGGAAATGATGGGAATCACTAAGATAGAAACTGAACTTGGAAATTTAAGTTTAAGAAAATCAAAATCAGTAAATATCTATGATGAAAGCTTAATAGATAAAAAGTTTATTGAGATAGAAACAAAAGAAAAAATCTCAAAAACTGAAATTAAGAAAGCTATTGAAGCTGGAGAAAATGTTCAAGGTGCAAATATAGTAGAAAAGAATAGTTTAAATATAAAGTAAGGAGGATAGATGAATAAGATAATTTTTATAGATACAGAAACAGGTGGAGTTAATCCAGAAAAAGCTGCACTAATACAACTTTCAGGAATAATAAGAATTGATAAAAAAGATGTAGAAAAATTTAATTTTTACATAAAACCTTTTGAAAATTCAGAAGTAACTGAAAAAGCTTTAGAAGTTCAAGGAAGAACATTAGAGGACCTAAAAACAGATAAATATGTTGAAGAAAAAGAAGTTTATAAACAATTTATAAATATTCTTGATAAGTATATAGATAAATATGATAGAACAGACAAATTTATTGTTGCTGGATATAACGTAAGGTTTGATGTTGACATATTGAAAGCATTTTTTCAAAGACATGGAAATAATTTCTTATTTAGCTATTTAGATTCTTCTATGTTAGATCCTTTATACTCAATTAGATTATTACAAATAGCTGAAGTATTACCAGTTTTAGAAAATAATAAACTTGAAACTTGGTGCAAACATTTTGGAATTGAATTTTCAGCTCATGACAGTTTAGAAGATATAGAAGCAACAAAGAAACTTATTGGAAAATTAATCTCATTAATTAGGAAGTGATAAATATGGCAAATATGATAATGGTTCTTGGAGAAAGTGGAACAGGAAAATCTACAAGTATTGAAAATTTAAATGAAAAAGAAACTTTTATTATACAAACAGTAGATAAACCTTTACCATTCAAAGGGTATAAAAAGAAATATCCTTTAAGAAGTAAAGAAAATCCAACAGGAAATAGGTTTATAAGTGATAGACCTGAAATAATTATGAAAATCTTAAGTACTTTAGATAAAGAAAAAGAAATTAAAAATATTATCATAGATGATTCTCAATATATCATGGCAAATGAATTTATGAGAAGAGCAAAAGAAAAAGGTTATGAGAAATTTACTGAGATAGGACAAAACTTCTATAACTTAGTTGATAAAGCTAATTCTATGAGAGAAGACATAAATGTAATCTTTTTACAACATATAGAAGTTACAGATGATGGAAGAAAAAAAGCAAAGACTATAGGAAAATTAATTGATGATAAGGTTGGATTGGAAGGTAGATTCACTATAGTTTTAGCAACAGAAATTGAAGATGGAGTTTATTATTTTAGAACTCAAAATAATGGTAAT